GTTGCCCCAGGCGATGGGGTAGAGGGAAAGACCCGTGTCCACGTTCTCGTAGATGATACCGGTGCGGGTGGCCTTGGTGGCGTACACCGTGGTCACCAGCTTCTTGGATGCCTTGCGCTTGGGCACCGGAGCGCCCGTGTCGTCCAGAACGGGATTGCCCTTCTTATCCTTCTCGTAGACGGGTTCGCCGTTGTCGTCGACCTCATCCACATAGACCGGTTCGCCGTTGCCGTCCAGCTCCGTCTCCTCCCGGGTCTCCTTGGAGTAAAGGAGGACGTACAGGGCCTTGCCGGTATCATCGTCGGCGGTCAGCTCAGCCTTGCCGCCCACGCCGGGCATCAGGTCGTTCTCGGCGTCGGGCTGAATGGTAGCGTCCAGATATTCGTCTGCCACGTCGCTGGCCTTGCCGGTCTTGTAGAGCTTCTTGTTCTTCTTAAACCGCTCTGCCTCCCAGCGCAGGTTCTGCACCGTGTCACGGCCAACCAGAAGAATGTAGGGCTGCTCCTGAACCCGGTGGTCGTTGGGGTTGCCGAACATCACGTTGATGCCGTCCACCAGCTCCATCTTGATCTCGCCCCGGTGCTGACCAAAAGCGCCGCCGTAAGGGAGAGCATCCGGGTCAAACCAGAAGTGGGCGCAGTAGTCGCCGGTAGTGGCGCCGTCGAACAAAGCCTCGCGGACCCGGTAGTCAAACTTCAGCTTCTCCAGCAGGTTGCCCACCGCCGCATTGGTGAACTCCGCAGCGTCGACATCGGGATCCTCCCGACTGCTGCCATCGTAATAGGCCAGAGGCTCGTACCGCAGCGTGATGCCGGAGCTCGTCAGGGACGCGATGAACAGACTTGCCACGCGCTTGAGAATGTTGAAAATCGGCTTGGGCAGGCCCTTCATGGCCGGCGTGTCGGGCAGATGGAGCCATTGGTTGCCGATGAAGAACTCGGTGTTGGTCTCCACCACGTTGTACTGATTCGGGGTCAGGCTCTGGTTGTAGTTCCGGCCTTCCTCATACAGCTTCCACGCCTGGGTGATGTTGTTCTTGTTCTCACTCAAGTGGGCTCACCCCCGGTTCCTCGTAATCTCTGTGCGTCATCCACAATCAGGCCATACGCACGTTCGGTGGAGTAGTTCTGGAGCTCACGGAAGGCCTGCTGCTCCTCCCTAAGTCTCCGGCGCTCCTCATCTCCGGGCTTCTCGGCCACGGGCGCGGTGTGCTTGATAAAGGTTTTGTGTGCGTTCCAACCGCACAGGCCACCGACGGAGAGTAGGGCCACGACGGCCAGACCGCCCAGAAATCCGATAACAAAATTCATGCATCTGCCTCCTTGGAGGTAATAGAAAAGGACACCCCTGAAAAGAGGTGTCCTTGTTGTTTTTGTTGGTTGCGGAAACGGGAGTCGAACCCGTATATCCGGAGCATGAATCCGGTGTGCTACCTTTACACCATCCCGCGATATGGCAGAGACTGTTGGAGTCGAACATCCACGAACGGTTTTGGAGACCGTCATGCTTCCATTTACATCAAGCCTATGTGTGGAGCAACATGAGGGACTCGAACCCTCGCCGCCAGTTTGGAAGACTGGGGTGCTGCCGGTTACACCAATGCTGCATAGGGTGGACCGCCGGGGAGATGGCGAAACCCGGCGGTCCAAAAAGAAAGGAGGTGAACAAAGGGCAAAATCTATTCGTACAGCTCATCGTTGCCGTACACATCGTAAATGGTCGAGCTCAGGAAGCTCCGCTGCTCCAGCATGAGCGCGGACTGGAGCGCCCGCTGCTCCTTCGATACGATCGGGGCCGATTGACCGTTTGAGTATATCAAATACGTCAAACATTGGCTGGCGCTATCCACAAGGTCGTCGTGTTTACCAGCCGGGAAAGCGGAGAACTGATCGACGAACTCGTCCACCCAGGGTGCCCCGAGAGGGAGGTGTACATGACCACTCTCGATCGCCGCAGAAATTGCGTTCACACGTGCAACCTTACCGCCTTTTGGGTTCACGGCCACGCAGAACATTTCCTGCCGCAGCACGTTGATAATCGCGCTGCCGTTGGCCTTGTCCTCGATGAGGACCGTTCTGGCGTTGGGGTATAGACGCCGGAGCTGCCGGATCGCCATGAGCGTATTTGTAAAATCCAGATGCCGATTCAAGGCATACCGGAGATAGTAGTCGTTCATGTGCTTGCCCCACACCGTGATGGCCACGTAGTCGTTGGTCTCGGCGTCCTTGAAGGCCGCGTCCACGCTGATGACCTCCGTGCCGTACATCGGTTCGTCATTGGGGTCGTAATACTTCCACCAGTCGCGCTTGACGAGGTTACCGCCTTCCACGCGAGGGGAGCATTGGTACAGGGCGGTCCAAGCTCTCTGGCCGCCGGTGGGGTCGCTGATGTAGCTGGCCTTGAACTGCTCCAGCCAATGGTTGTCCTTTCCGAGTTCAGGTGCCAGGGCGTCTCCGACTGCACGACCAAGGGGGTCGTTCTCCTCGGCTTCTACCGGCAGGCGGATCAACCGGATGTTCGGCTCGGTCCGCAGCATCATGGCCATGTAGTCGTCCTCGTGCCAAGGGGTGCCGATCACAATGACCTTCGCGCCGGCGGCCAGACGGGACTTAAAGGAGTTCTGCCACTCAGCCCATAGCTTGTTGCGGTAGGATTCGCTATCGCTCTCAGCGCGGTTCTTTATGCCATCGTCGATGACCATGAGGTTTGCCGGGTTACCGGTGACACCGCCCATAATGCCTCGGCTAATCATACGACCGAGATGTCCGTCCAGCTCAAACTCAGTTGCCCGGTTGATGCTGCCGATCTTAATGCCGAACAGCGCCTCGCCGTGGGTCTGGATCTTTTCCTTGTTCCGTCGGCAAAACCGTTCTGCGGTCTCGTCGTTGTAGGAGCCAAGGATGACACGCCACTCGGGGAATCGGCCCATCGCCCAGGCAGGGAGGGATTCGGTGATGGTCGTTGATTTACCGACCTGCGGGGGAGTCTGAATAACCAAAATGTCGTAGGCATTTCCGGTATCAGTCTCCAGGAAGGTCTGAACCTCGTTCGCCAAGTAGGTCGCCATCCGAGTGTCTTTCCAGTTCTTCCCGTGAACGTAGGGCAGATATTTCACGAACTTCCGGCGGGCCAGCTCTCGGCGGGCCATCTCGCGCCTCAAATATTCCCGGTCACTCAGTTCTTCCGCGGGACTATCGTCAGGACGATACTGGAGCCCGGCGGCGGTTTTCAGTTCTTCACTCATGCCGCATACCTCCAATGCAGTCCTCCTGCGGTCTGTCGTTTTCCACGACATACCTTTGCGATGTTTTCGTGTTTCGCGCCGGTCGCCAGCTCGGCGTCATAAAGGGAGCGATACCTCACGCCAGTATCGACGCAAACCACCGCCTTGGCCCGTTTCCCGGTATTGGCGATGCTCATTTTAGCCCGCGCTTCGGGGGACATCTTCTTGCCGAGTTTCGCGGCCCGCATCTTTGCTTTGGACTCCTGGCTGTGCCGTTTGCCGACGTTCGCGGCCCTCAACTTTTCGCGGGTAGAATCCAGAACAATTCGGTCCTTCATAAACTCCCGAATCTCGGCTTTCCGCTTTTCGGTCAGGTGGTAGCCCCGATTCACGCCGCCCCCGAGAGCGCTGTTGTAGCCGAACCGGCGATCCGCGCTATGGTGCGCCTCGATGAGCAGGATCTCCAGCTCCTCGGCCTCCTCTTTTGAGAGACCCGAGATCAGGACCTCATGCCCGAAGCTGTCCCACCCGTGCTTCTGGATGGCGGAGAAGAAGTGCTTGCAGTTTTTATATCCTCGCCCGTCTCGGCCCCAGCGGGACTCTGGGCGCTGGCAGGTTATTCCGATGTAAACCTTTCCGGTTGGGCCCGTGTGCCGGTAAACACAGAAGTTCCGGGACTCCGAGACTCGAGTGTCGGCGGCGGTTTTGGCCTGTTCTAAGATGAGTTCTTCCATAAACTACCAAAACACTTTCAAAATTCTAAAATTTTTCGGGCTCATATTTTGATGGGGGTATGCCGCACGCGATCGGGGGGAGGGGGCGGGGGAGGGGGTCCGCCTACGGCGGA